CGTGGGAAAAAGTGATTACTCGGACTCAATGTTCAATCCTGTTTTTAACTATACTTTTTATTTTCGACATATTAGTCATATTAAACTTACGAAACTCTAGATTTGGTTGTTTGATGTTTTTACCGGTGTTTGTATTGAATCCAAGTTTATTCATAAGAGATGCAACTGGTGGACGTCCGTTTGTTGTGACTATACGTTTAGGATTTGTAGATATCTGCGTAGCGCGTTTTATAGAACCAGTCTTTTTTGCTATATATACAGCTAGAGCCCTGATAAAGAGTCCCCAGCCCTTGCGCTGAAGATTAAATGTTTCCCCTTTTTCTAAAATTAAATACCATGGTGCATCAAATTGACATTCAAGTCGAGCTACAAGAGTTTTGTCTTGATAAATCTCGAGAGTAACATTCGGAAAAGTCTCACCGTTTTCTATTTTTATGTTACGGACAACAAGTGTCATGGGTGGTTTAAGCTTTATCCTGGAGGCTTCTGCTGCAAACTTATCCTGTAATTCAAGACGAATACCCATACGCAAATAGTTCTGAATATCTTTGTCTCCTCTGTTATAAATGTCCTGTCTATTTGCAAATGTACTTCCTTTGTTTTTAATATATCTCTGAATATACACCTGCTTCAAAAACGATTTCAGTGAATTGAGTGTACCTGTTCTACCGTTGATGATAGTTTTCAGTGTGTTTAGATTTGCAGCATTTGCCTTCTTGGTAATATTACTTACAAGTTTTTGATTACTGTACAACAAATACGGATTTTTATTGGCATCATGTATGAGTTGTTCCAGACTTTTATTCATTATAATAATAAAATATTTTTTTCGCCAACTGAAAAAGTGCGAATTTATGTGGAAAAAAATAAACCAGCTAACATCAATGGATTCGACCGCTATCCTCGTCGAGGCCGAACGCAAGTTTATGATCAAGCTGTGTAACGCCATGACCCCAGTGATGATTGACGCCTTTTACGAAATGTACAAAAAGGCGATCGAGGTGTCCAAGGGCCGTCAGACGCTCATCCACTACCAGACCCTGCTCCAGGAGGTGCCGCACTGGAACAACACGATCGTGAAGCAGCACGCGGATGCCATCATCAAGTCGTGTTCCATGTTCCCCAACCTGCTCGCCGCCGTCTTCGTCATTTCGGTCAAGATCATGTCCGCCGTGCGCATTTCGTCCGACTCGAAGAAGATTAACATCAAGTTGCCGTCCAACGACGTGTTTGTCCATTCGTGCTACATCGCCGCGGCCAAGAGCCTTTACGAAGATCCGTACGTCGTGGTTGATAAAATGTCCGACCAGGATCGTCGCATCAAGATGGGGGCTCGATTCGCCGAACTGATCAAGGAGGTGGTTGATGATTTTATTCCGGTACAACAAATCCTCGATACGTACATACCAAACTTTACAGGTGATCTCGACATGGGTGGTGCCAACCAGGACCCGACCGACCCCGCCGATCCAGAGATGGCCGAGGACGGTGAGGAATCGACGCCCGTTGCCACGCCACTGCCCGAGGGTGCAGAGGCGGGGACGCCTGCAGCACCAGAGGCGGGGACGCCTGCAGCGCCAGAGGCGGGGACACCAGCAATGCCAGAGGCTGGGACGCCAGAGCCGGGAACATCAGCGGCACCAGAGGGCGTGAAACAGGTGCCAGTCAAGGTTCACCACGAGACGCTGTTCGACGACGCTCCGGACAAGTAAAAATCCTTTCCGCGCAGCGGAAAGTCCGCCGGCACAGACAAACAACGGGCACGGAGTGCCCGTTGGAGTAAAAAATCTCAATCAACAGTAGATGGCTGATCACTATTTCCGTGAGCCTATGAGCGCTGCTCTGATTGCAGCCGCAGCGACTATCGCTTACATTCACATTCGCGCATCGCTGAACAACGAAAAAGTTTTGGCCAACTCGGCGTACTTCAAGCCGGCGTTTCTCGTCGGTTTGCTCGTGTACATAATCGTCCACCAGGGGAACGGACACCAAGAGACGATTTCAACAACCCCGTTCAGGGCCTGACGGACGGGGGCACTACGTGCGGGCTGGACTCTTTGGCAACAACAGGCTTCGCCTGTTGGACTTTTGGCTTAAAGTAGTCAATACATGATTTGTCAATGGCGACCACCACCAACGCTTTCAACGATATGATGCAGCAGTTTCTTGACGAGCTTGTTCTCACGTTTCCCAATGAGAAGAAGCTGGTAAAGTACCAGAACACGTTCGTGCTTCTGCGTAAGGCGAATCCGAAAAAGCCTATGAAGGAGTTTATGGAGACGGTGGGTCCGTTTGCGAACCACCTGATGCAGAAGGATGAGGAGTTTTTCCAGACGCACGCGTCAGAGGTGCCGTTTCTGAACGATCTGGACATTCCTCGTCTGTGGAATTCCGATCTGTCCGAGACGACGAAGGGTGCCATCTGGCAGTACCTCCAGACGCTGTACATTCTGGGTACGACCATCACCGCTCTCCCAGCCGAGACGCTGAACATGATCGAGTCTGTGGCACAGAAGTGTGCCAGCCAGCTCCAGGATACGGCAACCGCTCCCGACGGTACCATCGACGAGGCGGCTCTGATGAACAGCATGAACGGTCTGATGTCCTCTCTGCTCAAGGGTGGCAAGGGTCCACTGGTCTGAAACAAAATCTTCACGTAAACTAGAAGATGACGATTGATCTGCGCCAACTCGTTGCAAAAGATCAGCTCCTCGATTTTTGGCCCACGTCTCGTCAGACGGCCGAGGAGCGAGTGCTCGCGACGACTCGTTTCATCATGTACGCCGTCGTGCTCACATACCTGATTCGCCGCGACGCCCGCATCGTTGCCCTCGGTGCTCTCGTCATCGCCGCTCTTTATGTGCTGTACACCATGAACATGATCCCAGACGGGACACGTTCCGTAACGACGGGTCCGAAGGTGATGAGCGGTCTGCGTATGCCGACGCGCGACAATCCCATGGCCAACTACCTGCTCGGTGACGACCCGAGCTACGCGCAGCAGGCTCCGTGGTACCCCTCGATGAAGGAGGAGGTTCAGAACGAGTGGAAGGCGATCCACCCGTTCGAGCGTAAACGCGACGCCGAGCGCAACTTTTACACGACGGCTGCGTCCTCGTGGCCGAACGACCAGGCGGCATTCACCAACGCCGCATTCGGAAAACCGTTCGCCCCCATGTGCCGCGACGACCCAGCGTCATGCAACCCCGACGGTCCATACGCCCGCGGACCCGAGCGTGTCCAGATTCGCGGTGGCAACGGTCGGTAAAGTCCAACAGGCACGTAGTGCCTGTTGTCCGCCGGTAAGAACCTCAAGGCGGACTCGGCACTACGTGCACTCGGGACTAATAAATAATCTCACCTACAAGTAATATGCCGAGCAGCGTGCTTCAGCCCGGACTCCTCATGATTGAGGAGGGAATGTACTACGGACCCAAGAACACCAACTACGAGGTCATGGTGATGACAGACGACGCTCTGCGTTCCCAGATGACGTCTCGTAACAACAAGTACTACGCCGACAAGCCGTACGACTTCCCAGATCTGTACATTGTGAACCCAGTGAACAAGTTCCTGACGTGGGACCCGACGAGCACGTACGCAATGTACCAGTCGGAGTCTTACGCGAAGCGTTACCCGACGGACAAGCAGTAAGAGTCCACGAGGCACGGACAAGTCGCGAAGCGACTTGGACTCGGCCCCCGTCCGATAAAAAATAGCAACTAAATAATAGATGGACCCCTTCAGCCTTGCCGCCGTTGTCGGTCTGGTTTTTGCCGGAAAGAAACTCAGCGATGACAAGGAAGAAAAGGCAGTCATGCCTTCGATGCCAGACCAGGTTTCAAAGTTTGACCTCATTCAGTACAAATTTGCTCAGCAGGACCCACCCATCGATCCATTGAATCTGGAACCGAACACGGGCCGTGGGTTTTCAGGCGGGTTCCGTCTTCCACCGAAGGAGATTGTGCCGAGTTTCGCGGAGGTTACGCCGAACGGTGCTCGCTTCCCGTTCGGTCAGCCCGTGTACCAGACGGACGGAAGCCGTGAACCAGTCACGAACAAGATGAACAACGTCACGCCCGCAGACAAGAAGTACGTCGGACGCGGTCTCGGCCTGGCACCCGATGTACCAGCATCAGGTGGTTTCCAGCAGTTTTTCCGCGTTCTGCCCAACAACATGAACGAGGAGCGTCTGACCAATCTTCCAGGCAACTGGGGTGGTCCGGCCAATCCCGTCATCAAGAACGGCGGAACGACGCTGGGCGCCATTTCCCACCCAGCCAAGCTGTCCAAGACGACCGCAAATTACCTGCCTATGCAGACGCGTGGCCAGGGCCAGGGCGGTCCCATCACGGCACCGGAGAGTCGCCCGGATTTCCAGAAGACGCGTCGGACGACGAACCGCCAGGAGACGGGTCTTCGCAAGGATGGTCTCGAGTTGGGCCCGGGACAGTACATGGTCGCAGAGGCGTACGGTTCCGCGTACGAAGATCCGATCCGTTGGTCCAAAAATCGCATCAACCCAGATCGCCCCGGAAACGGTGGACGCATGAACGTGCGCGCCGACCCCGTGGGTGCCGTCGGTGCCAACACAAACACTCGCCTCGAGGCGGGTGCGCTCCCGGTTCGCCCAGCCGACGCAAGCCGTGGATCTCGCTACATTCCCAACCAGTACGACCGCCTCAACGTGTTCAAGGGCCAGAAGGATTTCCGCTCAAATCCGAACAACGCGGGTCTGGGTCTGGCGTCCAAGGTGCTCAACAACAACCCCTTCGCGCACACGTTTTCGGCCAAGCCAGAGACCGGGACCCCGCTCGTTCAGCCTGTTAATTAAATCCGCATAGACTAAAGATGCAAATCTGGAAGTGGCTCCTCATGCTCGGGCTCTTGTTCCTGATTACATATGAACCATCACGTGGTGGGGGAAAGTTGATGAATTTTTTTACGAACGACTCAGTAGGAGGGAATGGATTCCCCGAAAGACCATCCATGTCGGGAGAGGCACAAAAGTATAGCGATTCCGGTGACGACGATCAATAATAAGCAGTACATGCTTATTGTTCACGATCGCCGGTACCAAGAGTGGACGTTCGTCACCGGTGGGTGTCGACGTCGCGAAGTTATCAATCCCTTACGGTGTGCCGTTCGGGAACTCGAGGAGGAGACTCGAGGCACGATCAACCTGAAACGAGGCGCGTACTCGTATTTTCAATTTGCGACCAAGTACAAAGGTCCGGGTGATTCCGAAGCCGACATCGAGGATGATGTCACCAGCATTTACCACGTCTACGTAATCGATTTGCCGATGACGGCTCTTGAACATACGTACATCGTTCGGCGATTCAACGAGGAGAAATCCAAGATGGAGAATCGCCAAACGTATTTTCGTAAAAACTATGACGAAAACGACAGGGTGGAATTCGACACGCTCGAAGGAATCACAGCGCGTGAAAACCTATGGGACATGATACGTACGCACGTCATCACAAACCCAGATTTTCATGCAGCTCTTTCATCGCCCACACGTACAAACTTTTATTT